GTCTCCAACTGGACCGGTTGAAGTACAAAACAGGGGGGCATCCTTCCCGATGGGCTCACAAGATTTTCACGCTCCCGTCTTCTCCGCACTTATATCTTCTGTCTTCACTCTCGCTGTGAACCTCGCCATGGCACTGCCTGCATAGTAGTTGCAGATTATCCCAGTTCAATGTTATGCTCGCGTCGTTGACGTTCCACGGTTCGACATGTATTTTGTGGTGAACAATCTCGCCCGGCACGATCAGACCACGGGCTAGACATCTCTCGCAGAGATAGCCGACGCTCTTAGCGTAAGCTTCTCTTGTTTCCTGCCAGCGTTTAGATTTGTATAGGGTAGTGGCGAAGTCTCTCATGGGCATTAAAAAAGCGGGCAACCCGTGCCCGCTTGTATACTTTCTTTTATTTCACAATAACAGCAAAGGATGTACTGTGTATACCGAATCATATTAACTTAGATAACATATAATAAAACACTCGCCTTATCTTATAATATCTTGCTTTGCCGCACGGAATCCCCGCACGGTCTAGCGCCCAGTAAGTAGCGCCATGGCATACCCCCATGAGTAAGTATTTCTTTTCTGTCTCGTCGTTTGTCGCGAGATCCAGAGCCCGCTCTATCTTCTCTATCTTCTCCCGGATCTCGTCTCTCTTGATCGCCGTCGAGCTGGTAGGGTCATAGGTCCCTGAGCTCTTAACTCTCGGCTTGTCGTATTGGATAGCCTGCGACGTATCCGCACTTGCTACCGTATCAAGCTCAGCTTTAAGATATGGATACCTGAGCGCGTAATGGATTGCAGTCAGGTATTCCTCTTTCGGTAGATAGTATTCGCTACTTTCCGCAGGTGTTCGATAGAATCCCATTTATTTATACCTCCCCGCTTTAGTTTACATAATCTTTATCAACCCCATATTCTTTAGCGATTCCGCACGCTCGCGCCACATATCAACGTGCTCGCCCGGCTTCATGTCCTTTTGTAATTCCATGTCAAAGTATGGCTTAATCACTTCGCATTCTTGCTTTGCTTCCGGCTCATAGGCTTCGACCGCTGCCATCTCGCCCAGGAATCCCTTCCAGTCTATCACCGAATCCTGTACGTTCTGCAATCGTCCGGGATTTAATTTTCTTACATGTAAAAGTTTTCTGACGTCGAAATTCATATCGAACGGCACCGTGTACCCATCTACTCCATCGGTATATCCGATTTCTTCCAGCACTTCGAGCGGCGTTGTGATAACAGGAACACATTGTTCCATTGCTTCAGTGATCGAGTAGCAGTATGCTTCGCTGTCCGAGAGCTGCACAAGATAGTCAGCCATCTGGAGGAAGGGACGTACATCCTGCACCGGATCTATACGGATCATGTCCGGATCCGATGACAGACTTGTCTTGGAAAAATAGAACCACAAGAACGGAATCCCTTCCGCTCTTAGCATCTTCGCGAGCTTTATCATTCTTTCGTTCTGATCTCCCTTATCACTGGCATCTATCCGGCACGTGCTGACAAGAATAAGCCCCTGCTTGATGAGTCCGCCCGGAAGGTTATAGATAACGGTCCCGTCTTTTCCGAATGATTTTTTCGAAGTTTGCGAAACATATATGTAATCATCCCTTACCGGGAGATGCTTGTGGCCATCATTGACCGTATGCACGACCTGCACTATTTTTTCAGCATGAATATTTGCAGGTAGTGCGTCGGCTATGCGCATCATAAGAGCAGTATTGCATGATATGGTACGACCTTTTGCGCTTCTGATGACGCGCACCATCGGTCGAAGTTCCTTTAAATAATTCTCCGGAGCCGATCCATACACGACCGTTATGTCGTAATAGTCGCGCATCCAGCGGCAAAAATTTTTAACCCATGTGCTTATTCCGTCCGCTCCTGGAAGGGTTGAAGAATATATGACTACCTGCGTTTTTATAGGGTGCTCCCTTACCTTGATATAAGGGCAGGGCTCTCCCCTGAGCTCGTCCGCCCATGTTGGATACGGCCGCCGTATCCTGCAATGCTCTGCAAGCTCAGGGATGTCGCAACGCATCGTAAAAAGAAAAACTTCATTGCTTTCGTCTTCCCTTTTTATTTCCTCAATTAGATCCGTCATATCTTCCGTTACGTGCTTGTAATGATAGATGATTCTTTTTGTCTTAGATAAACCCTGTCGGAATCTCATAGAGGTGCTGTTTTCTCGGTCTACCCGGTAGAAGTACATCCATTTTTCAATATATGCGCGCTTTCCCCGTGACAATTTAAGTCGGCGAATAAAATCCTCATCCTCGGCGCTGTCTTTCTTTTCGTTGAATCGAATTTCTCCGATAAACTCACGTTTAAAAACTCTTGTGCACGCGCTAGGATTCGCGAGCTTCGCCGTCGCTGTAGCCTTATTGTGAAAGCGGATATCATCAATATCCAGAGCTCGCCAGCTGAGCTCTATATAATCCGGATTGCCTTCAATGCGCTCAAGCACCTGATCAACGAAATCTTTAGCTACAACGTCGTCGCCGTCGATTATAGAGATATAATCTCCCGCTGCCTCTCGGAGCCCTTCGTTTCGTGCATGACTCACCCCGTGATTTTTTGCCAGCTCTATAACTTTGATCTTTCTGGAATACTTAAGATAGTACGGTGTTCTTATGAAAATTTTTTCTGATCCATCATCTATCAATATGACTTCAACGCCGTCGTGGATCTGAGGCATGAGCACGTCCAAGAGTTCCCCGATATATTTGTCTAAATTGTAATAGGTGATAATTATTGATAGCTTTAAAGAATGCTCTCCCATTGCTTTATCCTTCCCATGTTGTCATATTGATATTTAAATTTCGGGATATCTAAAAGTTTTTTCACATCAAAGTCCATGTCGAACGGCACGATGTGGGCATTCACGCCATCTTTAACGCCGAAATCTCGATAAGCTCGCTGCCATGTGACTATTACGGGAGTATCTACTGTCAAGGCTTCAAGCACAGAGTTGCAAAATGCTTCATAAGTTGAGAGCTGTACAAGATAGTCCGCATTTTTTATATATCCCCTGATATCCTCACGCATACCGACGTTGTAGAAATTCTTTGGCGGGTTCTCCAGCTTTCCGTCTGAAAAGTTAAGCCAGATAAAAGGAATCCCTTCAGCATTGAGCTTGTCGCAGAGGATCCTCATGCGCTTCTCATTGTCTCCCTTGTCCGGTGCCGGAACCCGAGTAGCCGATATAAGCATAAGCGTCGGTTTTACCGCTTCGTCGATCAGATTGTTGATTACTACGGCGTCGTGAAGGTCAAAGTCTTCCCTGACTGCTTCGGATATAGCCACAGTCACGTCTGCATCTCTGGGAACGTCGTTAAGCCCACAGGCTTTCAGGGAATGGATACGCCTTATCACTTTCTTAAAGCTGACCTCTTCCGGAATCGGATCCAGAACACGGCACATGATAAGCGTGTCGCATTCAATATGCTCGCGTGGGCCTGTTATCACTTTTGTGACTGCACGGAGCTTCGAAGCATAGCGCTCGTCGTAGTTATTTTTTAAATACACATAAACGTTGTATTTTTTTGAAAAAATCTTAGAAAAATTGTATATAAACGTCTCAATGCCTCCGATGACGTTTGTGTTCCGGATATATAGAACTATCTTTTTCATTTTTCGATCCCCTGTTAAATAGTTCATCGTTAAATAAATGCTCTTTTATTTTTTCTTTGAATACTTCCGCAACAAGCGGATTGATTTCAGCTATGTTATCGTAAACACTTCTTACGGCTATTATTGTCTCGGCTATTATGTCGCCCAGTCCACCGACTGCACTGCAATCCACTTCGCCCTTATCTACTTTGATCTCAATCATTTATAACCTCAATCATTCCTCTCCATTCTCTTCTACTTCTATCCTCTTATACAGCTTCGAGCCTCTATGTATTGCATGGCTCACGGCCTGCGGTGTTATTCCCAGAATCCTGGCCATTTCATGACAGGAGTCTGCGACTGCTCTAACTGTTCCGTCCTTTTCGTATCTAATTACTACGGTTTTGTTTTTCAAGTATCCTTACGCTTTCGTCTATTGCATCTATCAATATTTTTTCTGCTTCTCTAGCTTTTAATAGTTCCTCGCAGCTGGTTTCGGTCTTCTTAGGGTCTAAAAAATTTTTAAGGAACTCAACCGCTTCTTTTCTGTCCATTGTCCTCCTTCCGATCCATGCTTTGCTCCTCCTCGTACAATCTGCATTCTTCTTTTTCGACGAGACAGTCTAAACAATCTATTTCTGTTTCGCATTTTTCGCCAGAATAAGGACAGGTTACGCCGAATAATAATCGTGTATATCTATCCATTTTATTAATCTTTCCTTTCCAGCTTTCTGGAATATCCCACTGATTCTCTATATCTCTTTAGCTCCATAAGCTACTTGACAAGCTGTTCATACTCTTCCGCTGCGTTTTCGCAGCGTCCTCCGTCTTTTCCGCTGCGTTTTCGCAGCGTTTTCTTGACTAATCTTTGACTTAATTCCTGCTTTCGTTGACTAAATTACTTTGTGTAGGATCTCGCTCCCTGAATCACTTCCAGTATCGCCTCTTCCCATTCCTCGCCCTTAAGATCGCTTTCAATTATTTTTATTAATCTATCCATACCGCTTATGTCTTCTATAGCAATCCCCAGGGCTTCGTTTACTTCCTGCAGATGTTCATATCTGTACGAAATACTTGTACCCGCTTTTGCAATATGCTGCATTGCTTCCGGTCTTTTCACATTTCCCTCCAGTTCCTTTTTACCTTTTGGCATTTCGTGCAAACGAAATATGTTTTCTTGCTGATCCCTACCGCTCGCCAGCGATGGCGGCAAAAAATTCTTTTAAGCCTTTTTAAAATCATTTATTCCCACCTTAATCTCTGACCGCAGTTAGGACAAAATTCACACCCCCAACTTTCAGAATCTTCTTCAAATTCATGCTCGCATGATGGACAATATGCCGTATCTGTAACCGGATTTCCATCAGCGAATCCATCATATTCGAAACGCATCTGTTTAGGTTCATCTTTCTTTTTATAGCGTTTTAGCTCTGTTAACCATTTGGTTAACTGCTCATGTTCTTCCGCTGCCTCTCGGAGTTCCTGATAGTCTTTTTCTTTTCCAAACTTGTTTCGAAAGTATTCTGCAGCTTTTCGCTTGTTTCGGGTGAGCTCTGCGCAGTCGTCTATAGTCTGTTCGAGTGTTCTCATTGCCTTCCTTTCATCATCCAGTAACTACTAACACTATTCCCGTGCCGATCAGAATCGTAGCAACGTACAAGGCAACAAATCCCGTGTCGGATTCATCTGGGATTTTATTGTCTTTTAAGTCGTTGATAATTCTGCTTAAACAAATGCTGAAATGCACAATAAACGGCGCTAGTATTGTCCCTGTGATCAATATCAAGCCTATGATTCTTTTTATGCTCATGCTTCATTCATCCTCGTCGTTCTCGATTTCTTCGATGATGATAGTTATGCTGTAATCCTTTTTCTTAAAAGTCACCTGTTGGAATCCTGCGTTAATTTTTTTCATATTCTCTATCATTTTGTCTAAATCAAGCATTTTTTCATGCATCCTCTTCCCTTTCTATTTCCCAGATATATTTTTCGATTATGGAAATTGTCCCCCTAACTGTAGGAAAATTGTCCACCGCCTTTTTATCTCTTCCTGATTGTTAAATTCATAAATAGCAAAAGCGCTATCAGAACAATACATAGTGCTAGTTTCTTCTCTTCCATATGCTCTTCACTCCGTTACTTGTCCTCTATCCCTAACCACTTACAAAAATGTACTTTTATTTCTTCGATATCCACGTATCCGCCTTCGGCTACGTCCATTATTGACTCATAAGCTTTTTCGATTTCTTCGAGCGGGACACGGCTCTTTATGTCTCGAATCACGTTGTTCATTTCTTCTTCACTTTCGCAGTGAATCGTGATGTCATAAGTATCATCATAGATATCCCAGTATCCATCTTTATTTTGATATAGTTCAATCGGTTTCTTCATTAACTCCTCCGCATCTTGCCCACTTTCGGCGGCTTTGGCAACTTCATCCAGGCAATTCCTTCGACTCCGCTGCATCCGTCAACATGCCATAATCCATTAATTTGCCAGCCTACTCCCATTTCCTTCTTTTTGACGCAATCACCTCTTTTATTCCAAGCGTCTCTTTTGTAGTACAAAAGTACGTAGTCGCCGTCTTCTGGAAGTCTTTCGGTTGCAAAGGTCCACTCCATTCCTATGCCTCCACCCAATTCCTCACAAAATCATCTTTTTTAATTTCTATGGTCGTATTTCTGTTGTTGAGCACGACCTTATTTTTTGACGTGCCTATTACGTTCCAGCGGCTTTGTGGGTAGCATGTAATCATGCATTTATGATCATCTCCCCACGTGTAGAGTACTTCTGTATCTGGTCTTACTACCTTCATGGCTCTCTTTTCCCCATCTGCTCATATACGCGGCTCTGCTCTTCTATGTCTCTCCTCAATGATATGTCATCTGCAATTACTGCGAGACTTCTGGAGATGTCTACTAAGAGCGACACAATCATATTTGCATTCATGATTAGAGATGTGTTGAAGTCGGCTTCTTTTCCGCTCATCCCAAGAATTTCATCCGTTACTTTTCTATTTTCTTCTTCTCTTGTCACTTTATTCTCTCTTTCTCACGCTCTTCGAGCTCTCGATTTATGGCGTTGTAAAAAATTTTGCAGATGTCACAAAAATCTTTTTCTGATAACAATCCCGATAATGTATCAGTCATTTCCATGAGCATCCTTCTCTTCTCCGTGTTTATCATTGTTCTCCTCTTCGAAATCTTTAAACCATTTCGTTTGTTCTTCCAGAGTATCCGCAAGCACTGCGAGACTCTTGGAAATGTCTGATAATAGTATGTTTTTTACTATGTCACCATCTGTACTTCCATAACTTAAATCGTCCAGCCGTTCCATTACTCTCCTGTTCTCTTTAACTCTCGACATTTTAATTCCTCTCTTCTTTCAATATCTTTTCTAATGCTTTCCCGGAGCTCTTCCATGCTTTCGCTTTTCTGGATATCTTCCAGAACAAGAAGAGCTGTACCGCTATGCAATCTAGTGAAATTATTATTGATATTACAGATTTCATTTCTTTCCTTTCTTGGTTCTAAACTTCTTGATTTTAAACTCTAAAAACCAAAATTTAATGTTTTTGGTTCTTCGAAAGGAGCGAGAGCCCGCCAAACAGCTGCAACTGTTTTTTGCCCTGGCTCTCGGAGACTACTGCGCACTTAAACAGGGCGGCGTTCGGGTGCGGTTCTTGTCTCTTTTATTTCATGAGTTATCAAATGGCTTTTAGTCTTTATAATTTTCAGGTAACGGAGCCCATGCGTTGACGAATATGCCATAGCTTGCAAGGCTCTTTTCGCTGTCGCCTTCGTAGAATGATCCGCCGCCGTCTTCGTCCACGTCATATCTTCCGATAGCCGGAAGTGTACAATTCGAGAACGATAGCAAAACAAACTCTCCTTCTGGTGGAAAGCTGTTAGGATCGTCTTCATTTAATGGGTTCCAGATAAAATCTTTGTATTTCATAATTTTCCCTGTTTTATTGCTTTCTTGTTAAGCCGGCACATGGTTTTCGCAGCACCCTCGAAGTATCTCGCAAGAGCTTCCAGGTCATCAAGATCCGGACTATACCCTTCGTTTTTTTGAGCTTTTTGAAACTCCACTTCGAACAGGTGGGCCGCTGCTTCGACACGGTTGATTGCCTTTGTTCGGCGCTTTCGGTCTCTGTCGTCTTTATTCACTTCTGACCCTCCGCATGAGCTTGTCCACTGTCTGTTTTAAAAATTCGTCTGTCATGGCCAATTCCCAGTAGTGGAGCCGTCCGCAATTATTGCAGTGCTCTATGTATTTCCCATGCTCCAGCAATGTCTCCGTTGCAGTCCTTGCAGGTGTCTGCAGCTCTTTGCAATAAGGGCAACGCCACCAGCGGACCATTCCCATGTTTATGAGCCTTGTGCCGTCTTTGTTAATTTTTTCTACTTTCCCCATATTATCTACACCTCCCCGTGTGATTATGAGAACGGCAATTCGTCGTCTATCTCATCCGGTACATTCATAAATCCATCATTATCCGTTTCCGGCTGAGTGTTCGGGTGCGTGTTCGATTCCTCGCCCGCTGCCTTCTTGGATTCAACAAATTCGCAGGTATCCACAGCGACGTCTGTCGTGTATACCTTGGTGCCCTCTTTGTTCGTATAGCTTCCCGTGATAATTCGACCTTCTGCAGCTATCTTTATGCCTTTCTTCAAATATTTCTCGATAAATTCCGCAGTACGTCCCCAGCTCACGCATGATATAAAATCAGCACTCTGCTGGTTAGAGTCCTTTTTTACCTTACGATCTACGGCGAGGGTGTAACGTGCCGTGCATTTCGCATCTTGTCCCTGAGTCCAGCGTATTTCTGGATCCCTGACAAGTCTGCCTATCAATATGACTTTATTCATTTTCTTCTCCTGTTGTATCTCTTGTAATGCAATACATACCGCTGCAGTTTTTTCGGCGGAATTACATCACAGAGATAATCTAAAAGTTCTCTTAAGGTTTTCAGCTCTTCCATGAGCTCAATAAGTTCTTTGAGGTTTTCCGCTGCCGCTTCCTGATGCAAAGCCCGTGCGTTCCTCATTGCTATCTTTTTCAGCCTTATGTGATTATCAATGTCTTCATTTTTCATAAGCACCTCACATATAGCTTTCGCCGTATCTTTCCCGGAATACATTACGAGCAGGATCCTCGTTAGCTTCGCAGAGCTTCCGCCTGTAATATTCTTTTTCAAAAGCTAATTGCCCGCACATCTTACTCAGATACTCCGCTGGCGGGTTGTCGTGGATCTGATCTACCGCGCACTGAGCCATGTTGTGCTCACGGTTTAGCAAGGGAATCCAAAGCCCGTCGGCTTCGGCCAGCTCACGCTTTCCCCTTCCGAAAATCAGATGATGGCGGCACTCTGCAGCATATCCGGATATGATCGAAATTCCTTCATACTTCGTTATTACACTCCCCATGTGTCAATGTTCCCCCATTTCGTCCATAACAGTATCCTCTTTTATCGTGTGGACACAGGTGAGCCGTCCCCTTTTCAGACTGATCTTAACCGTAGTCAGATCGTCTACTTTCATGGTCACGCTCTGAATATATCCCTCCGCTATGGGTTCCAGGCATCCCGTGATAGCGTCTTTGACTTCCTGGTAGATGTTTGTGTTTTTGCCTATGCTATAAGCTACCGCCCTCACGGAATTGCTGAGCTCTCGCATCCTTCTGGCTTCTTCACAATCGCACTCGTGAGTAGCGATGTCGTTAATCTCGTTTGGACTCAGATTCTCATCCACATGTTCAACATAGCGCTGTTGATGGCAGAATCGACAGGTTCCGAGCCTTGTTGTACTTTCTCCATCCATTTTTCTTTTTCCTTTCAAAAATCTTTAGAGCTAGTGCGGGTTTTCGGGTTTTAAACCTCGTCAAGCCGCATAAACTCTAAACTTTTTATTTTTCATTTCTGAAATCTTTAGAGCTGATGCGGTTTTTCAGACTTTTCCACAATCTGCTTTTTCTTCTAGGGGCACATCCCGAGAAAAATAGAGCCGATTTTTGCGTAAAGCCGCAATATCGCTAATTTTTTTCCACATATCCATGTACTTGATAGGGTTCCCTTTTAGGGTTTTGTATCCTCTTTTCTTCCACTCAGAAAGATACTTGGAATATCCGCATATATAGGGATTGCTTACATGGATATATAAATCTGACTCTTTTGCCCGGATCTGACCCAGCGCGAACAGGATCCCCTCAAGAGCTGCTCCGTTTCGGTTATGATCTATCCACGTGATGCGGTCTTTTTTGGTGATGGGCTTATTTTTAAATGTGGATTCCATCCGGTACCACGTAGCTCCACGGTCTCGCCTGTATAGTCCCTTTGTATCTGTATCTATAAAGATGTCTATCCGCATCGTGCCCCCTCTTTTATCAGTGTGTACTCAAAGAAAGCCAACCCTGTGAAAGCTGATAGCCCTTCGAATACTGATTCTTTATCTACGTAATATCCTTTGCGTGCCGCTGCCTCCGGCTTGTATTCATTTGCTTGGATTATCTTTTTTGTTGCCTTTGGCTTTTTTAAATTTCTGGATGCGTTCCAGCGTCTTCCCGGGTGGAGACCTTTCTTTTCCATTTCCTCGCGAGTGTCTTCCGCATTTCGCATAAAATATGATGCCAGCTTTCGGAGATCATCCGAGTAGACCCTTTGCACTCTCACGTGTCCGAGCTTCCACGCTTCTTCTATCTCTTCCGTACTGAGTCCCTGAATCAGAATATGTGCGTGTCTTCTTACGGGTCCCGCTCCGAGCACATAAATATATTTGAGCTCAGATTGTACTTTTTTTGTATTTTTTCTTTTCTTTCCATTTTTGGCATGTTTCCCATTTTGTACTTTTTTTGTACTTTTTTTCTTGTTATTTTTTGCCGAAATATCTCGCAACTTACGGATATATTTTGTTACGGCTTCTTGGAGCTCTTCCAAGGTAGGCGGGCTGTCAAAGGTCACTGTGATATGCCTGGCTGTCTTATCAAAGTTATGATTCATTAGCCGGCGAAGCTCCCTTTCTGCTTTCCGGTAGTTGACTTTCTTCATGGCCTCTTTGGTAGGCTTTAGGTTTTTTAAGCGTTTGCCGCCTTTGACATTGATCCGGGGAGTGTAATACTTCCGGATCTCGATAGTGTTGCCCGCCTTACATTCCTCTAACACGTAAGGCATAATTCTCCCCTAAATTTTTCTTTAAAAATTTATTCTCAGAATTTTTTCTAAATTATGCATTTTAAAAAGTTCGTCGAATAGTTAATATCTTTATCAAGCCTTAAAGGGCGTACTTTCGCCCTTTGTGGTTGACGAACGTCCGAATTTTAAATATACTTATTCAAGGCATTAACTCCTTAAATTTGGGACGTTCGTCCCATATTTAGTTTTAAATGTTCAGATTGTTGCCGTTGGCAGCGACAACAAAAAGGAATTGTTCTAGCATTAAAGTTTTAGCATTATAGTTTTGACATTAAATTTTTAGTTTTTTGGTTTTGATTTTGTAATAGGCAGCATTATCAACCGGAAGGCACTCCTACTTTTGTAGGTGAGTCTTCTTTTTTGTCGCTTTTTAGGCGACACTGTAAATCGCCCTGATCATCCCGATAAAACTCCCAGTTGGGATGTAAGAGCTCTATAAGGTTCAGATCTGCTTTACCGTAAATATCTTCGAGGGTCATGTTAACCATTCCCCCTTAAGATCTGGACCCACACCTGTGAGCCGGTTGAGCCCTCACCCGTAAATGTGAGGAGCATAAAATCTTTACAGGCCCGCTCAGACTTCTGGCGAAAGTCTAGTGTGATACCTGTCTCTACGGTTCCGGGTATTTTATTTTTCAGAATTTCAGACTGATAGCCTGCAGCTCCGTCGATACTATGACCGTATCCGGTGTCGTCTATCGGGTAATAATCAAGAAATTCTCCTATTGAGCCGTCTTCGTTACAAAGATAAACGGCAGCGATGCAACCGATCCATTCTGGCGGCCCCGCCATAATGCCCTCTTGTTTATCTGATCCGGTTGCAGTTTTTCGACCAGGCTCACAGTACGCTGTGACCTGAGCAAGATAAGGATTGCTGACGTTCTCAGCGCCGCAATTCCTTACAGATCCGCTTTCAGCTGCATAGATGGATGCTGTTGCGGATAGTGTGAATAACATTGTTGATATTAATAGTTTTTTCATTTTTCAGATTCCTCCCTGGTAGGAGTTTCTGAAATCTTTTCAAAGTCTTTTCGAAACTGTTCAAAAAATCGTCTGGCAACGTCTTTTTTGATCAGTCTTCTTTCTCTTGCAAAATAGAGTGCTCCGCAATACATGACCGCGTATAAATCGGAGCCCTCTATATTTTCGCTATCTTCATTATTCAATGCGTTTTTCTTCATTCTGTTCAAAACCGCGATCGTGTCGCGATCAATAACCCCTTTAGTAATCACCGATACGCCTCCCTTATCATTTTCCCTATCTTCTCATCCGTAAGTGATGGTAATTCATGCATCAACGTTGCCAGCTCCCCAACCGTGAACGTTGTAATGTCTTTCATTCTTCTCTGTACGGTGCTCCTTTTTATCCCTGTCAGCTCAGAAATATCGCTCATGGAAAATGCTCCGATTTCTGCCGCTGCCGCTCGGATCAGATTGCCCGAATCCTTATTATTTTTATTCATTGATAAACCTCGATATATATCATTCGTGCTGTTCTTCCAGTTCAAAAATAATGCTATCGAGCGGAACGCCTAAAATCTCAGCTATCTTATAAGCGTATTTTATCGGGACCTTGTCCGGGTGCCTTTTCCATCTCATGTATGTTTGAAAATGCACGTCACACTTTTCTGCCATTTCTTTAATGCTGTAGTTTTTAAGCCTTCGCCACTCTTCTAGTTTCAGTGACAATATTTTTTCCTCCTATTCCGTTGATTTATATCGATATATCTGATATGTCAATATGTGCCTATATTATTTCACAAAATCGAATATGTCAACATTTTTAAAATATAGTTGATATAATTGATAATCATATATGAACTATATAACCCTATATCGGGTTAAATTACCGTAGGAAGGTGAAAATATGATAGGCGAAAAAATAAAAAAATTTCGACTGGCTAAAGGTTTGAAACAGTCAGAATTAGCTCAAATGGTCCATGTATCACAAAACACAATTTCATACTGGGAGAGCGGTCGAACTGACCCAAATATAGGAGCTGTGGAGCTGTTGTGTAGGGCTTTAGATTGCAAAAAATCCGACTTATTGGACTTTTCTCCTGCGATTGAAAATGCTAGTGGTGATATGTTTATCAAAATATCTTTTGATCAAAACAAAAAGCCGTCAGTAAGTTTTGTTTCCGGGGAATTATCAGAAAATGAAACTGTCTTTCTAGAAAGATATAGAAGCTGTGATGATGAGACTAAAGAATTATTAAACAGGATAATTTCTTATCAAATTGAATTAAAAAAGAAAAAAGACTCTGAATAGCAGATGTGGGAAGCCTTCAAAGTCTTTTTCTCTCAATCCTGAGAATTGAGGGGAGTATTTAGTTAGGTGGTAATGACTTACCGTTGTCCCCTCAATTATACCACTTTTTTGTAGTTATAAGTAGTTAGAAATTGAGGTGTATTTTTTATGGCTACAGCTAAAAAAACATCTTCCGGTATGTGGAGAGTTAGATCATACTCCCATACCGACGAAAATGGCGTCAAGCATTATGCGAGCTTCACGGCTCCGACTAAGGCACAAGCGGAGCAAAGAGCCGCTGCCTTTAATCATAAAAAAAGACTTCGCCGCCGGAACGATTACACATGCGGCGAAGCGATTCAGATTTATATTGATAAACTTCCGGCGGATATATCTCCGGCCACTCTCAGGGGATACAATGCAATCCAGAAAAGGATACTATCCCATGAAATCGCTTCTATTCGAATTAATCATCTTTCCGACGATGAATTACAAGATTTTATAAAAGAAATGGAACTAGAGGGATTTTCTGCGAAGACCATCCAAAGCACCTACTCTTTTCTTATGTCTTCGATCAAAAAATATTGTGACCAGCGTTTTGAGGTTAAGCTTCCAAAGATCCACCGGCCGCCGAAAAATGCGCCCTCTGATACAGATGTGCAATTATTAATTTCTGAAGCTGACGAACAGCTCCGCAATGCGATTTACTTGGCCGCTTTTGGATCTCTCCGGCGCGGAGAGGTTGCAGCGCTTAAATATAAGGATATCAACAAAAGAAAAAATACAATCACTGTACATTCTGATATCGTGCTTTCTCCGGATAAGATCTGGATCCACAAGGACCACCCGAAGACTGACGCATCTTATAGGACTGTTGAACTCCCCAAAGAGATCATCGAAGCTCTGGGTGATGGACAACCTGAAGACTATGTGATAGACTTAAACCCCGGTACGATCTCCGACCGTTTCAGATCATTGAAAAAGCGGCTCGATATCTCGATACGCTTTCATGACTTACGCGGATACTGCGCTAGTATAATGGCAGCTTTAGGTATTTCGGACACCTATGCACAGCGCCGTGGTGGTTGGAGCAGCTCCGGAGTTTTAAAGTCGATCTATCAGAATGTCATAACTGAGCACGAAAAACAATTTTCTGCACAGCTCAACAAGCACTTTAGCAGCCTGTTAAAAAAGTATGACTGAAAATATGACTCGGCTTTTTTATTTTGTCCATTTTATGCGGCTTTCGAAGTATGTCGTGTGGGTTCAAGTCCCACTACCGGCATACAATTTTAATCCCGTGTTTTCAATACTTCCCGAAAACACGGGATTTTTATTTTTTCTTTCTTGACCTATTTTGTTCGAATTTGGGTCAAAAAACCCATAGTATGACTCAAAGTATGACTCAAAGTATGACTCAAACTTTTTTCGAATTTTCTTTATTACTTGCATTTTTTTGTATGTCGTCTCTAAAATCTATTTTTCTTTCTCAACAAATATTATCGATTCCCCACTTTTCAGCCATATGATGATACCGTTCGGAATTATTTCCTTTATCTGATTAATATACATATGTGACGCAGGGCGATAGTCCGATACTTCGGACGGCTCCAGATGCAGTCTGCATAGTGCCGCGTCGTATATTTCTCCGTATGTCATTTTTATTTCTCCTTATTTCTTTCGATGTCCTCTCTGATCAGCTGTTTAATGTACCCATTTTTATTTCCGACTTCTTCCAGGCGCTCAATGATATCCATCTCAGTATTTATATTCATCTTGAGCCGGACGCTGGTCGTATTTGCTGCATCATATTTTGCTGATGCTCTTCTTTGGGACTCAGTTGCCATGCTTATCTCCTCGCAATCCATCTATTCTTACCATGATAGAGTAGTATTTTTTCATATCCGGCTTATCTTCTCCTAAAATCTCCCATGCCTTTCGCTCTAGCTCTGTACGCTTTTCTAGGAGTTTTGTATTTTTATTGATTCTACAAGATAAATCTTTTATCCTATCCGTTTTTATCTCCGCACTGGTCATTTTTTTACCTCACTTTTTCGATTATGCATCCAAAATCACCAGCTCTATATATGTTGGTGGGTCATTTTTATAAAACGTATTCTATTAAATATTCGTGTCCTTTATAGTCGATAAGAGTCACATCTGACGGTTCTCCGTTCCGGATCTGCTCCAGCGTCTGGCCTTCATAACAACCGCAATCCTTAAGACTCTGAATGTATTCCTTCGGATCTTCGTAGACTGTTGTCCCTTTTCTTATAAATTCCTCTGCTTCTTTCTTAGTGCAACGGTCTTCCATCAGTATAGCTATGTCTCTTTCTTTATTCTTATTAATCATAGGTTATTCTTCTCCTTTCCGGAGGGGCTTACGCCCCTCGCCTTCCTCTTACATTGCTGTTGCAAGCTCGATAATCTCTTCCTCAGTGTATGTGATCCATTTGCCTGTGATATTTGTTTCATACAGATACTCACATCCACAAACCTGCTGGATGTCACATCCTTTTTCATAAGCTGCATTTAATATTTTTCTAAACGCCTCTTCAAACCTCATTTTTTATTTCCTTTCGTGTTGGGTTCCTCTCTTGGTATAAGTGTACACCTATTATATTTATACGTCAGCACTTATATTGTACTTATTCAAAAGCATTTAAAATAAAAAATAGCCTCCACCTTTTCAGGCAGAGGCTAAATTTAAGCTTTGACTTCAAAGCGTTTCTCGTATTCTTTTTTGAGCTTGCTACGCGTCAAGGGTCCGCAAATCCCATCAAAAATAAGCCCCTGAGACTTTTGGAACTCCATGAGCGTGGAAATGGTCAAGACTCCCGCTTTCCCGTCGATCTCCAAGCCGACGAACCCGCCGACGTTGTGGAGCATCCATTGTAACCAGCGCACTGAGTCGCCCTTTGAGCCATACTTAACGTAGTTTATGGGTTCTCTGTAAGGGCATATAACTGAGGGATTTCCGATTAATGCTTCCGTATCCCAGTTGTACAATTTATTGGACTCGATTGCTTTTTTGAGGATCTGATCATACTTTGGCTCGGTCGCGTATCCTGCGTTGTAGACTGCGTCTACTGCTTTTCGCCAATCCATGCATCCCCGGACTTTTTCATATCTTTTTAATCGGTTAAACATAGAGCTGTGATCTTCGATGGACTCTAACCAGCTAGGATATTTTCGAAATTTTGCTTTGACCCGCTGAGCAGCGCCGTTATAGTATTCAGTAGTCCACATCATCACATATTTGCCGTTATATGTCCCTTTTATCCCGAAAAGATTGTTAGCTTGCGTCGTAAGCCCGGAATTTCCGCGCTTACTTTCTATTATTGCTTGCGCTGCCGTAAGGCTTGCGAGGATTCCGCTACGGCGCATATCCTCTAAAACGTAGGGCTTAATCTTGCTTAAGAATTGCTCGGTGGTATATGCCATTCGTCGCCCTCCTTATCTTCTACACTTGCATAGTCGATAAGTCCCTCGCCTACTACGTAAGCTATGACGGTAGCCCCGGCAATGATCAGAGCGGACACCTGTGCTGCTTCGGATTCTGTCCGACCGAAGGCGATACAAAGCATAGATACAAAGGAAGCAACTGAGAGCCAGAGCTTTCGGCTTGTCAGCTTCCGGATAATATCCTTCTTACTCATAGAGCACTCCTCCCCTTTATATTTTCCTTCATTTTTCAAACCCCCTTTTTATTTTGAAAAAATATACTCATCGAGCTCATGCTCGACTTCCTGCATCCTTTCCGGGTTGCCGCTGCCGTTTGCATGATTGATGAGTACTAGCAAAGCCTTGCTCATGATCCGGCTGCCATCCTGCAAGACTTTTATCTTATTGTTATCTGCATCTAAGTGATCAGTATGGGCTTTCATGGTTTTTTCGTGATCCTCAAAACGCTGATCGTATTGAATCAACTTTGCTTCGATCTGACGTAATCGTTCATCTGTTGGATGGTCAATCTGCTTCTTAAAAATCAAAACTTTGTCGATCAGGTTAAGCACCGTTAGTATTGCGGCGCATATAACTATAGCTTGGCTAATAGTCGTATTCATAGGCTCACGCACTCACTACGGGCTCAGGCTCTTCTTCGATGTCAGTCCAATATTTCGATTCGATCTTATTCCCGAAGTTATCCAGGATATACCCAACAGACCAGTCAAGCGTTGAATTTTTCATATCTTTTCCAAACTGCTCATAGTATTTCTGATATGCGCTTTTGAGATCATCGAAAGCCAACGGAACGGTACGATTCTCCGCATCGACTTCTTTGTTATGTTGGATAAAAACTACATAGAATCTAGGTTTCATTTTTACCTCCTTTAATAAGTAGATATTTTTATTTTTGTCTTAATTTCTTCGCATGATTCAAATTATGCGATTATGATTCTACTTTAATAATGTATAAAAATTCATTTCAAAGCCGCCATTAGCAGCATCTGAGATAGTCATAGTTACAGCTTGGTTGGCTTTGACATAATACTCACCATCTGAAACACATGCGTCACCGATTCCTCTAAAGTCAGCATTATAACGAGTTATGCCTGCGATTTTACCACTTACGGTTACTCCGTTGCGTGTAAAACTCCACATACGAACAAGGCAATTTATTGTCGGAGTATATGACAAAGTTTTAGAACCACTTCCCGAAAACTGCGACACCGCTGTATGAAACGCAGAATTTCCAACAAATAATCCAGGTATATTCGCATAATTTGAATTATTACTTGATTCCATATATTTTAAGCGAAGGAGCACTTACATTTCTTACAAGGCATACGTGCTGTATCTTCGTGTAATCGCCTTGGTAAACAAACCTTACGGTTGTGATATAACTGTATGTTGCATCTTGATAGTGACCACCAGTGTATACTTGTAGTACATTATCGATGATTGGCTTGACAAGTATAAATTCTGATACACTGTTTTCGCCAGTTCCTCCAACCCAATAAAGAGCTTTAAAATTTTGTATAGATTGACTCAACGTATAAGTAGCATAATTAGCCACTGATGCTGTATAGCTACCTATCAACGTCAAGTCAGTAATATGAAGGCAATTCGCATAATTTGAATTTAGCGAAGCAATCATGTCGCCCAGTGTCTTATCTTCCCAGTATGTTGCATTTAACGGAGTTATCGACGAACTAGACGTATGATCAAGTATGCATATATATGTGTGCCCATTGATATATGTAACTACATTCCCCGCTTTGTACTCTGCTCCGCTCGCCCAGGCATTTGCTACGCTGGTCCATATGCGTTTAACTGTATTTATGAGCTTTCTGGAGTTTAGTGCGATTTTTGAAAGATTCCCGAGGAGTCCCGCATGGGTGGCGCCTGTCACAAGAGCCGGTACGTTCTCTTCGCCGCCGCTTGGGATGATTATCCCGCTTTCTGTTGCGTCGTCGGACGATTCGAAAGTAATTATATCCGCTGCGGAGTCTCCGCCTATTTTATCAAGCTTATTATTAACTACTGCCTGGGCTGCTGCTTCTCCGGCTGTTGCTCCTGCCGTCGCTGCAGTTTCTGCCGATGCTGCCGCATCTTCTGCGGACTGCTGAGCTTCTGCTGCATAATTTCCCGCTGCCGCTACGATGGCCGTTATATCTGTATCGCTTGTACCTGCATCGTTGAGCGGATCCGGATCAATCTGCATGTCAAAAGTCGCAGATCTCACGGAGCCGGTCGCAGTTGTTAGATAGAGTTTACACTGGATCAGTCCGGCGAGAACTGTCGATTGCGGCGTCAAGATGCCCGTTACAAGGTTGTTTTGAGACGTGCATAAAACTGTAAATCCGTTACCGTCGGGCTTCTGTCCACCGAAAAAGATATTCACAACGTCGGTTAAATCTGCAACTTCTGAGCCGTCATAAAGCTCAAATTGCAGGATTCTGTCTTGCGCATCGCCCTGGCTTACTCTCACCTGGGGCATGATTCCGCCCGGTGCTGCACCAGGTACTAAGTTTAATTCTATTTTGATAATACTAGCCATTTCAGTACCTCCCTTTAAGGTAAGAAGTAAGCTCTAGTCTTATGGTCCCGAAAATCAATTTAACAACCCCGCTCGCGACTTCTCGCCCGGATAATACAGAGTTGTAAATCACTCCGTCGTGGATGATCTCCACAATCCTACCCATCTGCATATTAAGCGGATCTATCATTGGATCCGTTGCAAGAGCTGAAAGCTCTATCAAGTTGCAATATTTATTTTTTGCAAATGTCGAGCCGACTTTTACTGTCATGGCGTCGGCTATAGCTTGCGCATAAACGGCAGATATCTCCGCTTCGTATGCTGCAGTCTTTTTGTAACTTGCCAGAGCAGTCCGCGCCATCGAGTTAGAGAAAGGTTTACTATAGTAAAAATAATCATCTACTACGGCCCCGCTAGCCGTCGCTCTGACTGTTACGCGGGCGCGTAAACGGCAATGACCGTGCATCGTTTTATAAATTTCTTCAACGTGATCTAACGACCATTGTGCCCCTGAGCAGTATACTTCATAGTCCTGCCAGTCAGTCTCGTAGTACGTTGAGCTTATGCTCATTACATCCGCGCCCGATACGCTCGGAGCCGTAAGAGGATACTCCGCGCAATATGGCGGACAGATTTTGTCGGCGAAAGCTCTATATCTCGTGTAATTCGCCCAAGGTATGTCTGTTTTTGTCTCATTGAGTGATTCGAAATATTCCAGCTCTTCCGCTAGCTGAGCATCAATAATTGCTTTTGCAATTGCATAACCCTTGATCTGCAGAACCGTATTAACTACGGGCAAAATTCTGTCTGTCGTTGCGTCAGAGTCCCAAGATCCGGAGTTATGTAGATAAAAATCATATCTCGCTGCCGGGCTCGAATCTATGTCGTAGACGTCTATTTTATTGATCTCTCGCGAATATTTCTGAATCGTAAAACTCTGATCGAATATGTTCGGGAGATCCGCCTCTATGACTTTAGTCGCTTCCGCATTTTTTCCGACAGTGATATTTACAGTTTTTTGCTGCGGATCAAAAGTTACCTTTGTAACTATCGCAAAAAGTTCGAAAGCCAGGTAAACAATATCGTCCAAGAAGTCTATTATTACTTCATCGTCATCGGTGGACGTATACGGAAAAGTGCCCACCGTGCTCGACGTAGTCGTTACTGAAGTTAATCCCGGAATGACCTGGTCATCATCATCTGAATCGATAAACTCCCGCGTGATCAAATCCGCTATATATCCTTCTACTGTCGTAAGAGCTAGCGAGCCAGTTAAGACCAACATCTCAAGATTTAAAAGCGTGATCATCTGTGAATAAGTAATTACGCAGCGTTCTTTTTGTACTTCAAACGTCGTGATGATTCCTTGATATTCCTGCTCGCCGTTGGTTACGCGAACATACCACCCACGTGGGGCATTCTCGTCATCCGGATCCAGTTCAGAGGGAACGAAATCACGAGGGATATATAACGTATTTTTCACCGGGTCCATCGCATCTTCACTGTACTGGAAGTTTTCCGGATCTACTAATGTACTGTACATATAATTGATGTGACGGTTAAAAATCTCCACATTATACGGTCGCATGGCATACCCTCCCTATTACTCTCAGGGATGTAGCTCCCGTACAAGAAATTGTATTTTTGCCGTTCTTTAGTACAAAAAACCGCTCTGTACTAAAATTTGACGCTGCGTATAGATCTGTCTTAACCCCGTCAGAATCGACTTTATATATCTGATAGGGATTTGTGTCGGATCTTATGTGCAGCGTTTCCCCGCTCGCTATGCTTCCGGTTATCTGGCCCGTCGCTACCTGGATCTCATTAACTTCATGGATCCAAGTAGGATTTGATAAGATTCCCGTGATCATGATGTGACAAGGACTTTCTATCATGGAATCTGATAAGATATCTGCGGATTCTTCCCCATTGCTTTCCTCTACGTCGTACCAGGTAGAGAGCGCCCGGAATCCGATGGAAATGTTAAGCCCTAAAGGCTTTTCAATCTCCGTTTTTTCTACGATCTCGGGCACTACGTCTATCCGGTGCTCCTTGTCGGAGCGATAATATAGGGTGAGAGGAATCTTTTGCAGAAATCTCGTAAATGCTGCATATTTTGCATAAGCCGACAGACTTTTTTCATCTTTGAAACAGATGTACCCTGTCGGGCTTGCCTGTTCATAGCTGTCGGCAGATATCTCATATCTATCGCCAATTTTTATATAATTCGCATTGCGGACAAATCCCAAGCCATGAGGCTCATGAAAAAAATTTCGTAAGTCGTTAAGCTCGTAGACTTCTCCGGATGCATTTGATATTGCAAATTCTCGCATTTTTGGCACCTCACTTTGACATTGCAGCGCCAAGCGCTTTGTTGATCTTAGCTGTAAAGCCCGACAAATCGAGCGAATCTATAGCATGCTGCAGAGCGCTCTGCATCGCCTGCGAAACTGCCGAGCCTTTGGAGCTTATCCCGGAAGCGAGCGACGTCATCATAGTAGCGCCCATGTTATAAAAGACCTGAGATCTTCCGCCTGACTCTCCAAGTACGGTTTTTGCCGCACTAACCGTATCATTCATAGCTTTTTGCATTTCGCTTTGAAGTTTCGGCGAACCGCTTGTTATGGCGTTTTTCATTCCCGTCATGGTGTCATCGGTTGCAGTTTTAAGCTGATCCCGCTCCATTTCCATCGTTCTAACGTTGAGGTCACGGCTATTTTCCAGCGTGCTCGCCATTTCATCTGTAGCGCTGGTTAATTCAGAGTTGGCGCTACCCATGTTCGTGCTGATCTCTGTCGTTAGATTGCTTATGGCCGACGCTACAGAATTTTCGCCGTCGATGTATTCTTTCATTCCTTCGATAGCGCTTTTATAGGTCTCAGAGCCTTCTTCTGCACCCGCTGCAAAGTCCTTAAGTAGCTGTGTCGCTTCAGGCCCTTGCTCTGCAAGGGTATTAACTATTTCCGTATACGCTTCATCTGTTCCGTACGCTGCGTTAGACGTTGCAGTATTTAGTGAGTCAGCAAATTCTTTTGCTGCTTCTGCGTTGGCTTTAAGATTCTCAGAGACCTGTTTCAAACTGGTCTCTGACTTTGTTGCAAGCTCGTCGAAAAGAGGGTTTACAGTCTCAACGGTGTTTTTAACAGATTCTCTCAACGCTTTATTAGCGTCTTCGATTTCTTTGGCAGCCTCTTCCTCTGCTTTGGTTAGTCCTCCAACCTCTTCCGAGAGAGCTCCCTGAGCTTCTGCGTTGGCGTTGGCCGCTTCTGTATTTTCGTTAAAAATCTCAGTAACGGAGTTAAATTCTTCCTCTAAATCCGAGACATTTTTTTGAGCGTCATTGTACTGCTCGTCCAAATTATCAAAAGCCTCAGATGTATCAGCTATTGCCTGCCTTTGTGATTCCTGCACGCCCAGAGATGATTCTGCTGCTTCGTCATATGCTTTTTGCGCTTCGGTCTGTGATTTTAGAGCTTCCTTTCTGAGCTCTTCTATCTCTGTGAGATTCTTTTCAGCTTCATAAAGCTCTTTGGCTATCTCTTTAAGCTCTTCCTCAGCTGCTTCTGCTTCATAACGTGCCATGAGAGCGTCAGCGTTTTTCAGGTTGGCTTCGCTATTTTCGTCGAGGGCGCCTGTATTCTGGTCTATGACATAGGTGCCTTCTCCCAGGATCGCATTAAGCTCAGCGACTACCTGAGCCATCCGAGCCTTTTCTTTGGCATTTAGATCATCTGACGCTATTCCGTTGGTTACGCGATCTTGATAGCTCTTAAGCTCTGCGGTCAATTTTTTGACCGTAGCCGCTGAGAGTTCCATAGATGCCCGGTCTGCTTCACGGGTTGCCTGGGACTTTTTGATACTGTTGGTAAACTCGTCGTACTTCGCCGTTGCATCCTCAGAGGCAAGAGTTAACCCGACGATTCCGCCTATAGCTGCAGCTGTACCCAGTACGGAGAGTGCTCCGGAGAGATCTCCGAAAGCCGCTTTTAGGATTGCAACCGCCGCAGCGCACGCCGTTGTTGCAGTCGCTACGCCTGTGATTCCTACGACTGCACCCGTAAGAGCTGCGAGGAGAGCAGGATTCTCTTTGATAAAATTCGTGACCGGCTCTAATATCTCTATTCCGGCTTCTTTAAGCCCATCAACGGCGGGCTGCAAGGCTTCGCCGATGGTTATTTTCATATTTTCGATGGCAGCATTTAAACGCGCGTCGGTCATCTCTGCCGTGTCGCTCATAGTCGAGAATGCTGCATCTGCGGAGCCTATGGAGTTTTCTATTTTTTGCATCGATGCATTAAATTCAGACGCCGATGCATTAAAGATGGTAACGGCTCCACGGCCTGCACGGACGTTGCTCCAAAGATTTGCGAATTTTTCGCTGTCGCCATCTACGGTATTTCCAAGGATTTCAATGACATCGCCGAGACTCATTCCATCTTTCATTAACTGGCCGAAGCTCTTGCCTGTCTTCTCTACAAGGATCTGAGCTACATCAGAGCCACCATCTGCGAGCTCGGTCATCATGCCATTGAGGTAGGTCGTAGCATTAGCCGTGTTGATACCCTGCTTTGTGAGCTGTACGTAAGCTGCAGCTATATTATCAAGGTTAACGCCATAAGCTGACGCTGTCGGTATGATCATACCAAGGGACTGCGCCAACTCGTTAACCGTGGTTTTACCAAGATTCTGCGTCTGTATGAGCGCATCCATGATATGTTGTGTGGTGTTAGCTTCCGCGCCGTATGCGTTGGTTACAGTGGTCAGCGCATCGACTGCAGTCGTTATATCAGTAAATCCGCCCTTTGCAAGCTTTACAGCATCACCAACAAAGCCAATTGCGTCGCCAGCATCAACGCTTGCAGATATCGCCTGATAGGTTGCTTCTGCGATCTCGTTAGCGCCTATACCGTACTCCATGGCAAGGCTTCGCATGTCATCGCCCATTGACGTAAGGGTCTCGTCGTTGACCTGTGCAATACTCTGCACTTTGGCCATCGAGGTCTCCCACTTATCTGCAGCCTCAACGCATTCCATGAGGGCTTCCGCTACCTTTTTCGAGCCTTCGGCGATCATAGAAAAAGCTTCGCTTGATGCAAGCATTTCAACCGCATCCGCAGTACTCTGGAGCTCGCTACCGGCTCCTTCTACCTTCTTGCCAAACTGGTCGATACTAGTCGCGCATCCATCGGCTGAGGCTTTTGCTTCATCGAGATAGGCGTCATTCTGTTGAAGTTCAGAATTTAAATTAGCAACCTCAGCTTTTGCGTTATTTCCGGCAGTCTGGAATTTTGTCATCTCAGCGCTTGCTCGGTCGTAAGCCATTTGCGCGGCGCCCAACTTGCCGTTGAGATCGTTGATAACAGTCTGTTGTTGCTTAAGCTCTTCGTCGGTAGCCGTGCCCGATGCCTTCATCTGTTCCAGCTTTGCCTTTGCATCGTTCAGCTGTTGGCTATAGGTCTGTATCGCGTCCCCGGCTCTTTTTTGATTCTGAGCCGCCTGATCGTACATCTTTCCATAGATCTCGACCTTTTTCCCAGCCTGCTCGATCTGCTTGCCGAGGATCTCACTTTTTTGACTCAGCGCTTCCGTCGTATTCATGGCGCTCTGATTCTCAGCGTTGGCCAGTTTCATCTCGCTTCGGAGCTCTGTGAGGTTAGATTTTATCTGTTTAAGATCAGAATTATATTTACTTGCACCCTCCAGGGTGATGCTTCCGCCGATGTTTTTTGTAGCCATCTTTAACCCTCGCTAAATGGAGAAAACTGAGTCAATCTTTCTATGTGCCTGACGATAGGCTTCCACTTCTTTTTCCGCGTCTGTAAAGATCATTTGTTTAGCGCGCATATTATGGATGAATTTATAAGCTTCAAACATATCGACGTACTGGCCATAGGTATAAAAATATATATCTGCGTCAGGTATCAAAAATTCGACGCGCATCATCATAGCCAGATAGTCAAAGTCAATAATGTTATTCAGCTCTTCTTGCTCTTGCTGGTTTTGTTCTCTTTTTTTTTGATAGCGAAACACTTGTTAAATTCTTCGCGCACGATTTCAGCGAGCTCGATGAATGATGTCCTACAGCCTTCCATGATGTCTTCTTTCTGGATCAGCTCGACGTCTTCCCCTGTCTCTCTCTTCTGGATCCGCTGCCCCTCCCGGATCATCACGAAGAGACCGAAAGCAACCGTTTTAATCTTTGGCTCGTGCTGTTCCTGGAGCAGTGCCCCCGTATCATCTCGCATCAATTCGCCGTCTTTATCTCGTAAAGGCACAAGTCCCAAAATGCCCCGCTCGAACTCATTCACGGATTCAAAATTCTCCTGAATGAGATCCAAAACGTTCAGGTCGCAATATATCGGGTACTCGGTGCCGTTGATTTCGATTTTATTTAATTCGATTTCTTTCATACTTCCCTCTTAAAAAAGAGGGCGCAGTTATTATGTTAACTACGCCCTCGGTGTCTCATGCTGATGTTGCCATGTTGAAAGTTGTCTTGATAAATGCCAGGGCTTCCGCTGCCGTGTCAAACGGCTGCTTAATCTGCCACTCGCTGTTTGCATCGCCGATTGCTACGCCTGCAATGCTAGGATTTCCGAAAGTGATAGACTCGCCTTTTGTGGCAAAGGACTCCGCGCCCTCGGAAAACTGAGCGCATGTGATTATCAGAGCAAAATACTGCTTGATGCCATCTACTACTTCGTCGACGATAACGCCGACGCCGACGTAATTAGCTTCGTCGGTGGTCTTCTTTGTAACTTTGTTACTTTCATTGTCTACGGTATGCCCGAATACGGTAGACGCTGCAGCAATGGGAAGCGTTGTAGTTCCCAGAGTTACGGAAGCGTTAGTGAATGCCTTCTCATACTCTGCCTGCTCGTCATCGCCGTAAAGGCTGCCCTCTGCATAGTTAGGAGTTACTTCAAGCGATACGGCTTTGCCGCACACAAAACCATTGGAGTAAACGCCTGTTGCGCGGTTATACTGCGCAATCACAGGGTTTCTCAGTCCGAAGTAAGCCATGTCTTGCCCTCTCTTTCTTCTGATATTGTCACTTCGAAAACAGTCTGTCGAACCGGTATCTGATTTTCTAAATAGACGTAACTCTCACAGTTCGTTACGATTCCGATGCTTTCGAGGTATTCTTTTATCTGTTCTTTTGTCTGTAAGTAGTTGTAATCTGTCGGAGTAAAAAGATTGACTGATATGTAAGCCGTATCCGCCAGCGGGCCATTGTCCCCGAAGTAAATAGGGCGCTCATCCTGATATGTAAATGTTATATATTTATCAGCCCTTTTTTCGCCTGGAACGGTAACATAGAGATCCGGCACGACCAGGAGCCCTGTTATCCTATTAAGTTCCATGATCAAAGGATTGACGTTCATTTATTTGCCCCCGTTATCTCTTCCCATTTCCTCTGTATTATTCCGTATATTTCCGTCTGACATGAGTTAACTGCAGGAGTGAGCCAGCTCCTTGGAGCCTGGTGCACGTTCCCGTAATTTAACCAGATAGCTTTTAAATTGTTATCACGGCCAGAGGGATGCACGTTGGTTATCCAGGCATCCGTTTTTGTTTTCTTGGGTCTCGTGATCCGTATAGAACTCATGAGTTTCCCGCTGCCGTCCTTGATAACACTGCCGAGATTTCTCCTTATTGCCGTGTCGAGTATCGGCACGACTTCGTTAAGGATTTCAGGCGCCATCTTATCAAAATTATTTTCTAACAAATCTTTTAAGTAATCGTCCGGAATCTCAAAGTTAAAGTCAGCCATCTCTTTTGTTCTCCGCAAGAGTCAACTCAACTACTTCTTTGTCTTTCTTCTCATAGGATCTGTATACCGAGTATTCAACTCCCTGGTACTCTACGAATTTCTCGCCCGAGTACTCATAGGAATGAATAACTGCAGTATACAGAGCATTCACGCCGTGCTCAGCGGCGCGGAAAAACTCCGTTTCCTTGACGCTCTGCATGTCACAAAACACGGGCTTTTCTTCCCTTTCTAAGTCTATCGGGAACCCGTCGGAATCCTGTCCGCCGCCGCTGTAGCGTATCAATTTAGCTTCGTCGCTCCACTTATTCACTGGCGGCACCTCCCCAGTCGGTATACCCTGACGCCATGCCTAGTTGAGCTTTTTGCTCATCGTAGGCAAGTTTCAGATGATTCCAATGCTCAGCCGTGGGGGGCTCGCCGAAATAGAGCTTGCAGTAAAGCACGATAGCCCTAGATATAAGCGCATCTGTCGAAGTGTCCCCCGGCTCAAGATCCGAGTTTCTCACTCCGGCAACGCCCAAATCGAGCTTTGCGGCTTCGATAAGATCCGAAAGCTCAGAGTCAAAGGCATCTGTCGATATTCTCAGAGCCAGTTTAACCTTGTCCAACATGCGCTATAACCTCCTCAGGCTGATGTCTTTGCTACGTTGATAACTGCGAAAGCTTCCTCGATAACGGGCTTACCATCACAAAGGGCCATGCCTCTATAAACTCTGGAGCCCTTTCTGAACTCTACGCTATCGTCTGCAGTGATTTCGATATCACGAGCAAAGTTGAATGCGTAGCCGTCTCTGTAGTTACCGAAAAGGATGCTGTCAGCGCTGTTTGTGCTTGCAGACTCTTCAAGGATTACTCTGTGACCTAACAGAGTATAAACCGGTGCCTGGTCTACGCCAGTCATGCCCTGCATAACGAGCGGCCTGTCATTCTTATCCTTCAATGTCATGACCTTATTGAAAAATGTAGCCGCCGACATTGTGAACACTGCATCTCTGTGATACTGAGCCGGCACTGCTGCCATGATAGAGAGAATGCTGTTATATGTTACAGTTGTTGCTTCCGGTGTAAGCTCCGGAATAATACCGGTAGCCTGACCTGATCCGGACCCCTGGAGAACTCCGTAGCAGATAGCTGCTACCATCTTCTGAGCAAGGCGATCAACGAGCCATGCAGAAAAAGCCGGAATTGATGCATGAGCGATGTCGGCAGTGATTTCCACCGTCTTAATGAGCTTGTACATGCTCAGGCTTACGCTATCGACTTCATCGGCGCTATCAGTGGAAGCTGTTCCCATAGCAACCCATGATGCATTATTGACAGTCTTCTCATAAGGCACCTGTACATAGCCCGGGAATCTCATGATATTGAGCTCGTTGTAGAGCGGGTTATCTGCGAGACGTCCATAGATCTCGTTCATCGTCTGAGTAGGGATTACGTCAGCTGCAGATGTGAGAGCTGTACGCTCTTCTGCGCTGAGATCCTTGCCCATGAGCTTCTTCATGTATGCGTCGCGATATTCGACGGTATCCGGTGCGAAACTCTTTTTCTCCATTTCATTTTCCTCCACAACCTTTTTTACAGGCTTGCCTGCCTGAGCTACGCGCTTAGCCATTGCTGCACGCTTTTCAGCTGCTTCTCTCAGTCCGTTGGCACGCTCTTCGAGCGCATCGATTTCAGCGTTGAGCGCTTCGAGGTCTGCATTCTCTGCATTGATCTCCTCGGCGATCTGAGCTTTACGCTCCTGGATTCCTTCCGGGTCCAGAGTCATAATTTCCTCTTTTGTCATAGAGTTAACCTCCTATAAGTCTTAATTTAATTTGCAGTTTTTTCCGCTTCTGTTCAGTCTCAAACTTCTGCAGGGCTTCCTCCTGCTCCTTTGCCAAGATTCCGTTGACGTAGGATCTCGCGCTTATGCTGGTGCCATCATTCGCGGGAATTGATACCGCAGAAACATCAAAGACTCGGTCTATCTGTGTGATAGTCCTCAGATAAACCCTTTTATTGTTCTCCTCGTACCGCTCGACATTGTCCGCCGAAACGGTAAAGGCGAAGCTCATTTTATCGGTGTATCCGCCTCGGATTTCCTCGTAAAGCTGCCGCCCTATCTCAGTGCCTCCAAGATTCGCGGACACAAATAAACCCTTGCTATCCGTACGGAGTGCAAGGGTGTTGTTTCTTATTCTCGCAAAAACTCGGCCTCTATGGTCGTACTGCATTATTACGTCTGACATGTCCGCGCCGTTAAATGCACTAGGATCCACCTGTTCCCTAAATACCATGTCTACGTCCTCGTAGAGCGTATAGGGCTCGTTGAATGTAGTAGCGTAGCCTGTCACTCTCTTTTCGGCCTCATCGTCTATATCAAGCATCATGTCGCGGTACTGGATGCCCTTTTTAACTCTTTCCAGAATCTCCTCCATCGTTTTCTCCTTCCTGTGTCGTGTTCTGGCTGTTGTCTACTTCATTACCGTTCTTGTATTCGCCTCGCATCACTCGAACGTCTCCACCTTCTACCGGTTCGAGATCCATAACGGCACGGGCTTCGTTAACCGAGTAGATACCTCTATCCATGAATCCGCTGATCATGGCGAGCTTGTCTTTATTGCTCATGTACTGGGTTCTGTTAGTGCCCAGTGTCATGTGATTCCCATTCATGCGCTCATTGAGTGAGAAGCACATTTTTGTAAGCTCATCAGAAAATTGCACGGCGAAAGGTTTAATCGCGCCATCATAGAAGGCTTCCCATGCATCGCCGTTAGCTTTGTTCTGTAGGATCTCCTCGTTAACGCCGAAATAATTGAACACGTTGGTGTTGATCAGCTCCCGCTCTTTTGGATCTACCGAGTACGCCTGATAGTCGATCTGTTTAACATCCTCGTAGGTGTTTGGAAATAACAGGAGACCGCCGCCCTGGCTCTCTCCACTAAAGTTTTCACGGTCGAACCGCTGCCGCTCCTTCTTTAGATCCTCAGCAAACGTGAAATTATTCACGCGAGCCATGAATCGGAAGGTGTTGGAATTTTTAACAGCTTCCGCAACTCCCTGATTCTGTAAGCCGATGAGCTCCATAGTCTCTTTTAGTGCCGTGTTGGGTGTTCCAAAGAAATCATCCATATACTGGAAGCGCGTGAGAATTCCCGTTTCTTCGAGTGGAAGCGCTGCGATCTGGCCAGACATAAAACGGTACCGAATCCATGGATTACCTTCTTCATCCTCTACCAACGTCGTGAGACTTGGAAGGATAGGGTAAATGCCTTGTATCTCTCCAAGTTCCCCGAAAATCGGCACGATAAGCGCCGTGCTCTGTACATCGAGGATCGTAGCGACACGGTAAAGAAATTTGAACCACGACATAAACTCGTTCGGCGCTGCCTTAAGCCGACGTTGTAAAGGTTTCCGGGCTGTTCCCTCAGTCTTAAGCGTAAGCATCGCGCAATGTCTCGCCCTTGCGTCTATTGCTGCACGCACTAGATCTGACTCATAGACTTGCCCGTTCCAGCTCGTAAAAATGGGAGTATATGCTGTGAAAGTTTGAAAAAATCCGTCTCCCATCTGTGTTTTAGGTTTTTTGAAAATTTTATCGAAAAGTCCCATTTTTTCACCTTCCAGCATTCGCGAGCTGAGCACCTATAGTTCCGTAATATTTTTGACGCACACAAAATGCATCAGATAAAGCCGCCATCCCATCGATATGAGCTGTCGGCGACATTTTTATTAGCTTTACTTTGTTACTTTCTGCATCCAACTTAAGAGCAGAGTTTAAAAAGTGGATCTTTAACAGGTCATTATTCCCGATATGCAGACGGCCATCTTTGATAATTCCCTCCATTTCACGGAGCACCGGGCTTAAGTTTGTGCCCTGGTAAACATCATCCATATGAAAGCCGTAGCTCTGCATAGTCTGCGTTAGATATTGACTGTTATATCTGTCATATCCAACCTGTAACGGTAGGATCTGCCATTTCTCAACAATCTCAACAAACCACTTATAGCAGTCGTTATAATCCACAAAATTCTCACCTGAGAGAGTTATAAAACCTCTCTGCACATATGCCCGATAGGGGATCTGATCGCGCTCGGTTGCTTCCTCCAGCTTATTCTCAGGCATAAAAAAATGAGCGAATACATATAGCTCGCCCATTTTCTCGATAACTATCACGCAGGCCGTCAAGTCGGTGGTGCGCGATAAATCAATACCGCCCACGCAGTAAGATTTTTTGAAATTCTCCAAGTTTAACTCTTCGCCGACGCACAAGTTAATATCCTCGGCTGAGAGCCACGCCTGTGAGCTGTTTTGTTTTATATTGCAGTACTTTGTCAGAAACTCAACTTTCTTACTGAGCGACTCGTGAGCCGTCGCGATCTCATCTTTGATAAAGTCCACGCTCACGGATTCACCGAGCCCCGGAAGGCTCTTATATAATTCGTCGATGTCGTCCCACTTCTGGACATCGTCGATCATGTAGAAAACAGGTAAAAGTCTTTTCTCGCCACTCTCACCCATTAAAAAACGGGTGCCGCGCTTAAATAACTCATCGTAAGGACCGTCGGACACATATCCACCGGATGAGATAGAGAGAATGATAGGCTGCTCTCTCGCACCGGTTCCGGATTTCATAACTTCATATTGTTTTAGCCCTCGCTCTGCAGGCCATGAGCTCATTTCGTCGCAGATTACCAGCATAGGGTTATATCCGTCTGATTTTTTATCTGCAAAAGCTATTTTTTTGATTATAGAGTTCGACTGGTCGATTATATAATCGTATTTTCTTTTGCGTGTTATCCGGGCAAGCTCCGGAGCTTTGTCTTTGTTGAACTCAAAGGCGCTAAAGGCTAGATCTGCCTGATCGAGCTTAGGCGCCAAGAAATAAATCTCAGAGCCAAACTCGCCATCTATATAGGCTTCGTATGTCGTAATTCCTGCGGCTATGAGGGTTTTCCCCATCTTTCTGCCGATAAATAACGCCACCTCTGTGAATTGCCGCCTTCCGCTGCCGTCCACGATGCCATAGAGGGCACTTATAAAAGCCTTCTCCCAGAGAGAAAGTTTTATCGTGTTAGGAGCGAGCTTGCCTTTATTATGGCGGCAAAATCTTTCGATGAATTTTATAGCCTTGTCGGCTTTTCTTTTATCAAAAATATACTCGCCGGACTCGATCCGAGCCGTGACTAGATCATATAACAGCCGTATCCATTTCCCGACGATAATGGAACCGTCTTTTATTCCCTGGTGGTACTGATCTATATAGTTCAATCTTTAAATTCTGCCAGCGCATCAGCTTCCGCTTCGGTCGGCTTGGCAGATTTCAAGATATTGATCAGTGTCGCAACGGTTCCATTTGCTGCGGTAGACGTCCGATTGAATTCGGTTATGGCAGGATTCGAAACAAGATTCTCTCGACCTTTAACATATTCCTTTGTAACTGTAGCTCCGTACTCCTCAATAGCTTTCTCAAGGTCTTCCAGAATCTTCAACTGGGTTTGGTACCTTTTGAAAGTCGTCTGAAACATGAAATTGTCGCCAAGTCCCAAACGCTCCGCGTCTTTTAAGATCTCGTTAGCCTTACGGCGTAGAGTTGCAGCATCTTTTTTTGTCCTTGCCATAACATCACCCTCCACAGTGGTTTCTCGATGTTTTCCTAGAAATTTTTATTTTTTTCCGAAAATTTTCGGAATTAACAGAAAACGTTTTTAATTAACTATTTTTCAGATTGTTTTAAAATTGTTTTTTGTACTTTGTATTCCAAAAAGCCGTTTAAACCCTTAGAGAGTAAAATCTAAG